GGGGCCTCGGCCGGCTTCCGCTCCCGCTTCTTCTGCGCCCGGCTCCGGTTCAGCGTCTCGACCACCTCGAGCGCCTCGGTGAAGTCGACCACCTCGACGACCAGGGCCGGCACGTTCCACGGCTGTCCGTCGGCGGCGATGGGGTCAGTCTCAAAATGCGCCACCTGGCCGGTGCTCTCGATCTCCAACGTTGCTCGCTTCACTGCCATCGTCATCTCCTCAGCAAGTAAGTGGCCGCCGCCTTCGCGTTTACGCGCCGCGCCCCATGCGCGGTCGCATCGTGTCCGGAGCCTCCAGCGGGTCGGCGGCCAGGTTGGTCACTTCTTCGCTTCGGGCTCGCTCTTCCCCGCGGCCTTCCGCGCAACGTCGTTGAGCTGATCGATCGCGCTCTTCTGCGGCGTCGGCGCAGCGGCGTCGGTCTGTGCTGGCGCTGAGGCGATCGGCGGGAATTCCTTGTCGATCGTGGTCCGCCCCTCGTGGATCGCCGTCGCCAAGCCGACGAGCTGCTCGACGTGGTCGAGGGTCAACTCTTCGATGGCGCGGATCCCGTACTTGGCAAAGACCTGTTCCGCGCTCACCCCGCGCTTCGCGTATTTCTCCAGCACCGTCACCCGCCGGCTGGCGAGCGTCTTCTCGGTCCCGCGCGCGGTGAGCTTCGCCTTCTCGTAGATCCGGTTCACGTAGACGCGCGGCACGATCTTGAAGACCGCGTTGCGGCTGGCGATGGCGGAAGCGGCCATGCCGGTCACCCCCACCATGTCGTCGCTGTAGCGGCGGCCCTTCGAGTCAGTGATCCGCCGCTCGACCTCGCCGGCGTACGCCGTGTTCGTCTGCAGGTCGAAGCAGTAGCCGCGGGCCCGGACGAACGTGTCGTCGGCGCCGAGGATCTCCGCGCCGTAGCGCAGGTTCCCCCAAGCGGTCGCGATGATCTCCGCGAGCCGCACGCTCGGGCCTTCGATGTCCTTCCCTGCTCGCTTGAACGAGTAGAAGCACATCTCCGCCGTCTCGACGTCGAGCGTGGCCAGCTCCATCGCGTAGTTCAGCGAGGCCTTCAGGCTGCGCGGGTACCTCTTCGCGGTCTCGATCTGCACGTCGACTTCCGCGCGCGCGAGGCCAGTCATCCCCACGCCGCCCGCTGGTACCGGCAGCGATTCGTCGTCGTCCATCACTGCCACAGTCATCGCCTGCGTCTGTTGTTCGCTCATTTGCTTTTCCTCTCTTTCGCCAGACTGAGCCGGCGGTAGGACTCCTTGACCACTTCCTCGCGGGTAAGGTCCGCGACGAGTTGCTTGACCTGCTCCTGGGACACGCCGGCCTTGACGGCGAGGTGCTGGGCGACCATCGGCCAGTCGGTGAACGCCTTGCGCTGCTCCTTCACCACCGACCATGTGCAGAGCCCATCGAACCCAAGCGCGTCACCGATCAGCGCACAGAGTTGCGCCTGTGCCTCCTCGATCTCCTTCTCGTGTTCGGCGGCGTCTTCCTTGAGCAGCCGCAGCCGCGCGACGAGATGCTGCGCCTCGCTCGTCGGCTCGAGCAGCTCGCCGGTCGACTTCGCAAACCGCCGCTTGACGTACTCCAACGCCGCGCGGTCGCCTTCCAGTGGGGGCGGCTTGTTGGTCTCCAGGTAGTCGCGGACGAACTTCGACGCCGCCTCAGATAGATTGCCGAAGAGTTCCACGTTGAATGGGATCGGGTAGCCGACCGGCGGCCGACCGCCGAAGCTCACGGCGATGTCGCCGCCGTCATCGAGGTCATGCATCTGGCCGCGCAGGATCCCGAGCTCCACCGTGACCTGGGCGACGTAGAAGAGAGGCGCGTCCGAGGTGCCAGGCTCGCCCCACTCGCGCACGTGGTGCTCTTCCACGTTTTTCGCTTGCACGTCGCGCACGACGCCGTTCCGCACCGCCAGTCCGTCGGGCGTGGCGCACAGATGCGGCAGCGTCGGGTGCGCCATGGTGCCCGGCGAGGGGAGCAGTTCGTAGCCGTTGCGCCGCGCGTAGTTGCGCAGGATGGCGCCCTCGACGTCGTGTCCCCAGCCGAGATGCGCGCCGTTGTGCTCGCGCGCCATCCCCTTCTTGTCCATCCAGAGTTGCAGCGGCGTGCGGTACTTGTCGATGCCGAGCACGGCGCCGATCTCCGACGCCCCGATGCGCATACGCCGCAGTTCGATCTGCTCCTTGGTCAGCGTCACGGAAGCCTCCTCGCCATCGCGCCAAGTTGGTGCAGCCTGTCCGGGTCTTGCTGCGCAGCGTTCCAGGCCGTGCGGCAGCCGCTGCACAGGTGGTCGCCCGATGCCTTGGGCTCGCGTTCACACCACGTGCACGGCCTCGCCTTGAACGCGTCCAGCGCTGCCAGATCCCGCTCGGCATTGCTGAGGCGGCGCGGGCTCACGATTCGCTCTCCGGATAGGTCGTCGTCGGCGCGCGGTCGTAGTCCTCGAGGTGCGGCGCCGGCTGCGTGCGGCCCACCGTCGCCGGCCCGCGCAGGAAGTCGCCCACCGTGCTGGCGTCATGGAAGCGCGCCGGCTCGTGGCGCTTGCGGTGCTCGGCGAGGTAGGCCTCGACGCTCATGTACTGGCCGCGGCGGCGGGCGATGCGCAGGTGTCGGGCGTAGCTCAAGCGACTTCCTCCTTCGGCACGCCAAACGCGGCGAACACGTCGTCGGGGCAGGTGAGGATTTCCGCGTCGCGGTACATCAGCTCGGGCTCGCAGGGCTCGAACATGACGACCGCCCCGCGCTTGCCTGCGCCCATCGCCCAGCCGAATTCCCAGCTCGCCGAGCGGCCAGAGGGCAGAACGAGCACGCACGCGTTGCACGCACGCAGCGCGTCCATGTCCAGCGCGTGCCCGCGGGCCGCGACCGGATGCTGCAGCGCCTGCCGATACTCTTCTGGCGTCCATTTCTGCCAATCGGGATCAACCTCGCTCCACGCGAAGCCGCTGACGCCGGCGGCCGGATGGCGGAAGTCGTAGACCTCGTGCCCGGCGCGACGAAGCATCAGCACGATTCCTGGCTGCAGGTAGTTCCGCCACGACGACGCCACGTAGATCTTCATGCGGCTCCCTTCGGATCTCGCGCCGTGGATGGCTTCATCCTCGCCCCCAGGTCGATCACTTTCCCGCGCGGCCGATCGGTCGCGTTCAGGAACCCCTTCTCGATCGCCTCCGCTCTCGCCGCGCGCGCACCCGCGATCGCCTCCTCGAGCGACTGCTCTCCTTCGGTCAACTCGCCGCAGGCGCAGTCCTGGGCGCGGAGTACCCGCTCGATGCCGTCGAAGTGGACGTACAGAACCGTGAACGTCTCCTCGACTGTTCGCTGCTCCTCGTGCGTGAGGTGCGAGCCGAGCGCCTCAAGGATGCGCGTTCGCAGTTCGCCGAGAGAGAGGATCCCGTCCTTGAGCGGCTGGCCGCCGTGCACCTTGAGCAGGTGGACGAGATCGGCGATCCGGCAATTCGCCTTCGCCAGCTCGACGCGCAGCGCGCAGACCTCCACCTCGAGCGGATTGAAGTCGGTCATGGTTTGTAGCTCCCGTCGCCGGAGTTCAGCGCTTGGTCGAGCGAGTCGTGGCGCGCGCGGCGGATCGCAGCCTTCTCAGCGCGGTCGAACCCCTTCTCAAGCGAGGCGATCCTCGCGTTCAGCTCGCGTAGGCATTCGTCGACGTCGGTATGCCGCCCGGTGTGCTCGCCGCGGCCAGTCACGTTGTAGGCAGGGGCGCCGCAGCGTTCGCAGTTCGGAGGCGTGTTCACGGCTCCCTCCTGACGGCGCGGAGCTTCCTGAGCAGCGTCTGGGCACGGAGGCCGGCCGCGGTGAGCTTGTCGATCAGCGCCGCCTCGGCGACCCGCTCTGCCTGCTCCCGCTCCGCGAGCGTGACCGCGCGCCTCTTCGCCTCGGTCAGCAGCCCGTTCAGCCGCCGGATCTCCGCGATCATCTCGAGCCTGTTCAGCGCGTCGCTCACGGCAGCCTCCCGGCGGCGCGGAGGGCGGCACGGGCGCGGGCGAGCAGCGCCGCCCCGAGCGGCCCCGCTTTCTCGATGAACCAGAGCGTATCCCCCAGCGCATCCGCCAGCGCGGGCGCGGCGGCGATCAGCTTGGCGTTAGCGCGCGCGACGCGTTCCTGTTCGTCGTCGCCGCCCAGCACTTCGATCTCGGCAACGGAGTGCAACCACACCGGGGCATCACCCGGGCCACGGATGGCGACGTACTCGACAGGAGTCTCATCAATCGACCACGGTCCCGGCGTGTGCTTGGGCGCGCTCACGACCACACCTCGCTCTTCCGCTTCAGCGCGTCCGCGAGTTGCCGCGCGCGCAGATTCACCTCGAGCGGCTGGCCGCCCATGCCACAAATATCGTGGACAGCGACGCGCACTTCCTCGCCGTCGAAGACGAGACGCACGACCTTGCCGCAGTCGGCGCAGAGAGTGTGGCCCATGGCTACGCGACCTCCTGCATCGCCGGCAGTGTGCGCACCGGCCATTCGGTTGAGACGGTTTCGGTCTTGCCCTGCTTGGCGAAGTGAGCGGCGAGACCTCGCGCCTGCTCCGCGAACCAGGCGATCTGGAGCTGGTGCAGGTCGTGCGGGCTGAACGAGCCGATTTCGTCGTAG